GTACTATGGTTCTGCTCCCCAGCTATATATTGAGGCAGGGATACCCCCGTAAGTAATCCTCAATAACTTAATTAAATATTTATAATTATGAGTGTATTCTTTAGAAAACTAAGAATCAATGAGAACACAGGAACTGCTACAATCATTGTAACAGACAAGCCTATCTCAAGTACAAAGAGAGAGATTGCAGGAATGCAGACTGCTCTAAGAACAAGTAGTAATGTAACCTTTGGAGTTCTAAGTCTTATAGACCCTGAAACAAACAAAGTAATGGGTGCAAAGCATCCAACTATTAAAGCATTGCAAACAAAACTAAATCAAGGTGATGAAATGCCAGGATTCCAGTTGAGTGATAATGCAGTAGTAGACTTAAACACAGGTGAAGAAACCAACCTAAGATGGGTTGAAGCATCCAACTAGTTTGAGAACAAAAGCAATCAGGTGTAAAAGCCTGGTTGTTTTTTAATTAAGGGACACATTAGCAGCGTAGTTACTGCCATCTGCTCTACTACTTTACTATAATCTGCTCCCTAACTATGTTTTGTTACTAATAACTAATAAAACTTGGTAATAATTAATTAAATGTGTGTGTAACACTGAATAGGTGGTCTTATATCCACTTATTACCACCTTTTACCACATAATAATTATTACACGTGCTATAAGTATAAATATAGCTAACGTTACAACAAGTGTAGCTATTACACTCAACACTACTACAAGGGTATTATGTTTGTCTTCCTCTATAGGATAATAGACATAGTACCCGGAATATCCTTAATCAGAATAAATATATAAAAACCAAAAATTATGAAACAATTACTATTAGGTATAGGCCTTATCCTATCATTGTCTTCTTGTGTCAAAGAAGAGTTAGAACCAACATGCAATTTATTTGAGCTAAACCCAAATGATACTATCACTATGTACTTTGAAAGACAAGAGTCTAATGGTACATTTAGATCACATGCTTGGTCACAAGATAATTATCAGGTATATCTTGATATATACATGGCTACTACACCACCACCACACTCTATGAATGGATGGTTGTCTTGGTCATTTGATTCAGCTAATAGTAATCCAGACTATTATATATTCAGTAATGGACAGTATCTTATTAACCCAAGCGGTTGGGAAGATGACTACTATTACATAACAATACCAATTTCAGATGTCATCAATAGTGGTGACACAATCATTCAACTTTAAATAAATTATTATGAAAAATGCATTCAAAATCTTTATCAAGACAATATTTGTCTTCGTACTACCAATCATCACAACAATTAGTGTTGTTTATTTTCTAAGTGGTGACTCTGTCTATGTACAGAGTTATCTCACTTGGATTATGTTAATCTCATTAGTATTAATTAGCTATCTTAATGCTGTGTTTTATCACACCTTCATGTCTAAAACAAAAATACTTCCGTCTATATCAGGATCATTTGTGCCAGGTATAGCAATAGGTATAATAGTAGATACACATCACAAAGGTTATAAGATATTAGTTATATTACCGTTCTATTCAATAGAGTTAGGAAGATAAAAAGTCTCATGAGTGGGGTACTAACAACACCAGTATTATTATAGTTAGTAATACTAGTGTAGTTAGGCCTTGTTAATATTATACTATACAGGTGGGTTCGTTTTCATAATAACTTGTTTGCTCACCTGTTAGTATAATTAAAAAAAAAATAAAATGTCAGATACATATTCAATCAATAAAGAAATAATTCATAATCTATTTAAAAACATACTATCACAGTCTAGTTTTAAACAGAAACAAAATTATGAAAGCACTCTTAGTATACTATTAAGAGAATTAAGTGATACACAGATAGAGATTATTACAACTCTATTACTTAAAGAAGAAGAATATCAGCCTGTAAAGGTTGGTGATTATGTTAAAATGGAAGTACCAAAATACCACAAGGGTTCAGAGTATGAAGAAGATGTCATGATTGACATGGGTCTTATGCGTGAAGAAGAGCTTGGTATATGTTATGCTGAAGTTTTAGATGATTCATCTTGGAGTAGTACTGAGGAGTTTAATCCTTTTTACTCTTCATTAAAAGTAAACCTGTTATATCATGATAAAGAAAAGAATTTAAAGTTTCATGAGACAACCATTAATCCTATGGCAATCAAAAAGATTAGTAAAGGTCACATTAGATACTTTAAATCATTAAAAAACATCACTAAAACCAAGAAAGATGCCTAAAATTAATTTAGAAATTATAAAGGATGAGTATAACCTTTATAGAAAAGGAGGTAAACCAACTGGTTTTGGTGAATATATGAATACTAAATATAGTCTTGCTGATATAGATCTTGTAAAAGAGATAGATAACAACATGGCTATGTTGAGAATACTAAAGGATTATGTCATGGATAAAGAATAGTAAAAGATTTGGTATAGTTAAATACCAAGTCATGACAGATCCAGCTGTATCAGTATCAGCTAAGGCATTATATGCCGTTTTATGTTGTTATGCAAATAAAGAGAGAGAATGTTGGCCATCTATTAGTAGATTAGCTGATGAACTTGACTCAGGTCAATCTAGTGTAAATAGATGGATAAAAGAGCTAAAACAACATAAATATATTAAAAGAGTAGGCAGAAAGTTAACAATAAAATAAGACGTTAGCTATATGTATGCTTTTTATTTTCAGAATTAATTAAAATACATTTAATTAGACTGACTGAATGCAAGTTATATTATTATCTTTACCTCAATAAAATAAAGATGATATTACAGCTTCCAAACGGCAGAATTATTGAGTGTTCATTAGAACAATACCTTTCATTGACAGATGAAGAGTATCAGGATCTTAATGGTTTGAGTTCTGTATATACTAAGGAAGTGGGTGACCCGTTTTATAATAGGTTTGCTAGACACACTAAAGCACCAGTTCAAGAAGATGCAATAGAGCATATTGAAGAACATGAACCAGCTTTAGATGAACTAACAGCTTATGAAAAACTAGATGACCCATATTTTCATTCAGATGATTGCTAAATCATCAATCAATTATTTTATTAATCCATAAACAATTTAAAAATGCAAAATCAAGTAAACATCATTGCTGATGACATGGGAAATGTTATCCGCCAGTCAAACACTAATTCAGAATTTGGCTATGTAAGGCTACAACAGAAAAGAGTAACCTTTGGTACTAACAGTAGCTTTGTTAAAAGTTCTAACCTATCTACGTTAATACATGGTAAGTTAGAAGACTTACAAGAAATGAATTGGAAAGCTGATCAAAAATTAGCTGGTAAAATCCAAGTTAGAGAACAATTAGAGCCATTTAGTTCTAATGATCCTGACAGAGACTATAAATATGCAGGTGATACAGGTATCATATGCTGTGTAGATGGTCAACCAATTTATAGAAAGACGTTCTTTACACCAGATGTAAATGCTGGAGATGTATTATTGACGCACACTAATGGTGCTGATATAAGAGAAGCTAATGGTTCTACTAGTATATTAAATGCTAATAGTGCTAAGCCTACATCAGCTCAAGCTTTTGGAATTAACGTTGATGAGAAAGAAGAAGTTAGTAATGAAGTAGTAGAAGAAGAAACAGAAGAAGTTCTAGAAGAGGCAGAGACCTTTGAACTTTAATAAAGATTTCTAAAGAATGCATAAAGGTTAACCCATCAGAGGGTTATTAAATGTGAATCTATTTGTGATCACAGCCTTTGTTCATTTTTATACTACTAAAACATTAACTAATTTCTTAAATAAACACACTATGCTATCTCATGAACAAATTTCAAAACTAAAATTAAATGAACAACAATTAATCTTAAGCAAACGCATTGAGCGTTATCAATACTTGGGTATACTGGAAGAATATCAGTTACACCCACCATCACTAATTAACTCCTTTGAATATAGTAAGTTAAATCCATACCAACACTTTTTGTTTAAACGTGTATTACATGGTCTTAATGTATATAAACCTGAAGAAGTTAAAAAGTTACATTGGGACAAAAGAAGACGCATTTCTAAAGTTTGGAAGCGTGGGCAAAGAGAAATCAATGCTTGGAAACAAACACTTTGTAATAAGAAAATAAATTCTTATCTTAGGGAAACGTTTAAACACTCTCCATTAGCACAGTATATAGCAAGTATACCAGCTGAAGAGACATTAGATGACTATCATAATACTATGACTTTTAAAGACTTAGGTATAAATTATGAAGATGTGATTCTAAAATTTATGTCTCTAGGTTTGTTACCTAATAATTTCTTTACAATTAAACCAAATGAGTATCAAAAAAGTCTCAAGTAAAATGTCAAAATTAAATGCTGCTTATAGCAAATTGCGTAAGCAGTATTTAACAGACAAACCAATCTGTCATGCTAAAATACATAACTGTAGTTTACATGCCACAGATGTACATCACAAACATGGCCGTGGAGTGTATCATTTAGATACTACTACATGGTTATCTGTTTGTAGAAACTGTCATATGTGGATAGAAGAACATCCAGCTGAATCTTATGAATTAGGATTCTCAGGCTCAAGATCATAGTAATATGGTCTCATAGCTCAACTGGATAGAGCAACAGCCTTCTAAGCTGTAGGTTCTAGGTTCAAATCCTAGTGAGATCACAAAAAATAATTTATGAATAATAGAGAAACTGTACAGGCAGATGCATTAGCAATTGCTACAAATAATAAAAGATGTGGATTAGGTATATCTATGGGTGTTGGTAAAACAAGAATTGCTATAAAGCACCTTATGATTAACTTTAATCCTTTAATAGAAGCCTTGGTAGTGATACCAAAACACTCAGTAGCCCAGTCATGGATTGATGAGTTAGGTAAGATGAATTTAGAAAAGTTAACAAAACATATAACATTTACTACATATCTATCATTAAAGAAACATAATCCAAATGATTATGATATAGTATACTTAGATGAATGTCACTCACTTAAATATTCACATGAGTTATTTTTAGGACCTTACGTTGGTAAAATCTTAGGATTAACAGGTACACCACCAAAGAATAAAACAACTGAGAAAGGTATGTTAGTACAAAAGTACTGTCCTATTAAATATGAATTTAGTGTTGATGAAGCAACTGACTCAAATATATTAAATGATTATCAAATAGTAATACATGAATTAGAGCTATCAAAAGTACCTGCTTTAAAAAAGAAAAATAAAGCCGGTGGCCATTGGTGGACAACAGAAGAAAAAGATTATAACTATGTCACGTCTAGATTAGCAGAAGCACAATCACAACAGCAAATACAATTTGCAAGAATTATGAGAATGCGTGCTTTGATGGACTATACAAGTAAAGAGAGCTATGTAAAGAGTATACTAAAGAATATAAATACACAGTGTATTGTATTTGCAAATACTCAAAAACAAGCAGACAGAATATGTAAGCATAGTTATCATTCTGGAAATCCAAAATCAGAGGATAACCTTGAGTTGTTCTCTGATGGTAGGATTAATCATTTATCCTGTGTGTTACAGTTATCAGAGGGTGTTACAATACCTAATTTAAAACAAGGTATTATTATGCATGCATATGGTAATGAAAAGAAAACTGCTCAAAGAATAGGTAGATTACTTAGACTTAATCCATCTGAGACAGCAGTATGTCACATACTATGTTATAAAGGAACCCAAGATGTAAAGTGGGTAGAAGCTGCTATTAGTAGTTTTGATAAAAATAAAATAAAACGTTATAATCCACTTAAAAGATAAAATTATGGGAAAAATGAAAGAAATATTTATGGAACAAATGGAAAAAGAATACCATGGAAGCCATGAAGCAATGATAGCTGATATGGCTAGACAAACATGTGAAGAATTCATAAAAGATGAGGCAAACATGTGTCCTAATTGTTATAATGCATCATTAGAACGTAATGAAACAGAAGCAAGGTGTGTACATTGTGGACAAGAATTTATATTTGTTGGTGAAGCACTTAGATACAAATGACTTTTGACTACAAGCATAATGATATAACAATAGAGTTTCATTATGATTATGAACCAGGAGAACCAGAAGTACATACGTACTCTAATGGTGATCCAGGTCATCCTGGCTCAGGACCTGTTGTGTCAATACACAAAGCTATGCTAGTGCTAGCAGACATACATGATCATAAAGTTACTGTGGATATAAGCCCATTATTAACTGAAATGTATGATTTAGACCTAGATAGAGTAGAAGAAGATATAATAGAAGAACATTTAAATAATAGTTATGAATAAAAAAGTAAGACAATACAGAAGTAATCAAGGACGCAGTCCTGAAAAAATGGAAAAAATATATAAAGGTTGCTTTGCACTGATATGTGCAGGCTTTGTATTATTTATAGTTACTTTAGCTTGTAAGATTATATTATGAAAGATCAGCTATTTGTACAAGCCACAATAAAGGAAGGTAAATTACACTTCCCTATAAAAGCCTTTGAAACTAAGTATAATAAGTTTCTTAAAGATATGCCGGAGGGTGCACGTATAGAATTATTTATAGGTGTACAAGATGGTAAAGGTAGCAACCCACAATTAGCAAGGGTACATGCAATGATAAGAGAGATAGCAAATGAAATAGGCTATACATTTGAAGAAGCAAAACTACAAGTTAAGCGTAAAGCTGGCCTATGTTTTGTTAAAAATGGTGTAGAGCACTGTAAATCTTTTGGTAAATGTGATAAAGAAGAACTCAATTTAGCTATACAAGCTTGTATTGAGATAGGAGATTTTAGTGGTATGCAACTTAGATAGTTATCTTACTATCTTTAATTGATCAGCTATATCTTCTACTTTCTTTTGTAGATCAGGGTCTATTTTACCTGAAGCAACTTGTTGAGCTAAATTTTGAATTTCAGCATCATCATACTCTACTTCAACTTCTTTAGCTAGACCTTGTTGTTGAGCTTCATATTTCATTAGCTGAACCAAAGAAAATAATACATAGAGATCAGACTGCCATTCATCAAACCTGATGCCTGGATCACCATCTCTTTCTATATTATGAACTACTAGTTTGTTAAATTCATTTATAGTTTCTGGTAATCTTAACTGATCTTCTTCAGATGACCTTAAAATAAATTTACTAGTAATACGCTGCAGTGCATCAATATAAGATGTATGAACTTTTAGGTTTTCAATCAATTTAGTTTGATCATATTGCCAGACAGTTCTTTTATCATCAGATCTGCTTTGTATATTTTTTTCTTCAGCCATAATAAATTATTTAATAACACAAAGATATGGAAAATATTGAAATAAACATAATAAAACTCAGGGAAACACTGAATGCTAACCTGATAGAGAGTGATTGGCATAATATGTTATCACCATATATAAACGGTCTTAACTTTGATATAATTGTTGACAATCTTGTAAAAGATGTGAATGAGGGTAGAAGATTTACACCAAGATTTAAAGACATTTTTAATGCGTTCTATGAATGTCCTTATGGGGATACTAAAGTTGTAATAGTTGGTCAAGACCCTTATCCTCAATTAGGAGTTGCTGACGGAATAGCATTTAGTTGTAGTAGAAAAGGTAAAGCAGAAAAATCCCTGCAGTATATTAATAAAGCATTAGGAACTGATCATGTAGATCTTAGATGCTGGTCTAATCAAGGCGTACTTATGATTAATACAGCATTTACTTGTGAGATAAACAAAATAGGCTCACACTATGGTAGATGGAAAAGCTTTACTGAATACTTATTTGAAAATATAAATAGACATAAGTCTAAAACTATATTTATACTGATGGGTAAGAAAGCAGAAGAATGGCAAACTTTATTGCCAGACTGTATAATCCTTAAATGTCCACACCCAGCATCAGCTGCTTATAGAGGTGGTGAATGGGATTGTAAAGACGTATTTAATAAAACTAATGAAGAACTAACTAAACAAGGTAAAAGTTGTATAGATTGGTAAAATTTGTTATATTTGTAAACACTAAAGATTAATAATAAATGACTGATAATCAGGAAGTTACACAAGCAAGTCAGGATAAAAAGATACAAAAGTTCAAGAAGAAGTTTTTTAAGGAATATGGGGTTCATCTCTATATATACTCCTCTGGAGAACCAGATTATAGAATAGATCTGAAAACCTTAGAAGAATGTACTCTAGTAGCTTTAAAAAAAAGTTATCCTCAGTATAATTACATGGAGCATTTAAGATATAGAAATAGAGAAAAAGCATACATAATTCATTGTCATGTGATGTCATACTTAGCACACAATGAAGGGTATACTAAATCTTCAATAGCTAAATTCTTATTAAAAAATCATGCTACTGTAATTAATTCATGTAAACAAATTGATAATGCTATGTTTACAAAAGATAAATTAATATTAACTGCACTAAATAACATTTTAAAAGAAATAGAAACTTATGTGGGAACTGTTCCAAAAAATTTTGAAAGCCAACTTAACCCCAAACCAAGCGTTGATCCTATTTGGGATAAAGCAAGGAATTTCATTAAAGCAAACAACCAATAAAGAAAAGTATGAGTTGGTACTAAATGGTTATCTAGAAAAAAAAGATGACCAATATATAATGACACAAGAAGCTAAGCTTATTTGTATCAAGCTTGATAACTATTTTGTTAAAGCTAAAAAGAAAACAGATATACAACTGATGGGTAAAAACTTTGTAGATAAGATAAATAACTATAGAGAAATATTTCCTGCTAAAAAATTACCAAGTGGTAAACCTGCAAGAAACAATGTTAAAGCACTAGGAGAAGCATTTAGATGGTTCTTTGAAACTTATGACTATACCTGGGATGATGTAATAAAAGCTACTAAGATGTATGTTAATGAGTATAGAGATGCTCAGTATATGTATATGCAAACCAGCCAATATTTTATCTGCAAACAAGATAAGCATAGAGTAAAGCACTCTACATTAGCAGACTACTGTGATATGATACTAGAAGGTGTCAGTACAGAGGATGATCACTTTAAAGAAAACGTAGTATGAAGAAAACATCAGAAGCATGGGTTGGGCAATATGCAGCTTTCAATGAAGCTCTTAAATATATGTTTAAGAGATCAACTGGAGAAGAGAAGTCTATATATACACCTTGGCCTAAATTTAATGATGCTGCTACTGATGGTATAGAGTGGAATACACTAACTGTAATTGGTGGTAGACCTGGTTCAGGTAAAACATTGATTAAAGATCAAATTATTAGAGAGTCTTTTGCTCTTAATCCTAATGATAAATTTAGAGTATTAGAATTTCAATTTGAGATGGTTGGTAGAACCTCAGCTATTAGAGAGTTTAGTTCTATTACTGGTAAAACTTATAAAGAACTGTGTAGTGCAGGATCTATACTAAGTAATGATACACTAAACACATGTCATTTATATGCTAAAGAAAGAGTAAAGCATCCGGTTGATATAATTAGTACACCTATGACTGTTAACCAAATGCGTGAACAAATAGATGCCTATATGAATTTACATAAAGGAGTAAATACAATGATAACTCTTGACCATACTATGTTAGTTAAGAGGGCACCATATCAAAATAGCACATTAGACATGTTATTTGAGTTAGGTGAGTTCTTTACACAGTGTAAGAGAGATTATCCTTGTTTGTTTATTGCTTTGTCACAACTTAATAGGAATATAGATAACCCGGATAGGGCTATAGATGGTAAATATGGTAACTATATACTTGAGTCAGATATATTTGGCTCAGATGCAATGCTACAACATGCAGATATGTTAATAGGTATCAACAGGCCAGCTAAACAAAAGATTAGGTTTTATGGACCTGATAGATATATAATAGAAAATGATAGAACATTAGTACTACACTTCTTAAAAGCAAGAAATGGTGATGCACGTATGTCATTCTTTAAAGCAAAGTTTGAACAAATGCAGATAGAAGAAATGGCTACACCTGGCCAGCAACCAAGAAGATGATAAACACAAAAAAAATAAATATTGAAATTATGGGATTAACACCTGCAGAACGCAAAAGTAAAGTTAAAAAATTAAGAGAAGAGCATGAAGATTACTTTCAGAAAGAAGGTAACTTAAGTGCACTATACATTCCTAAGATGGCATATAGACCAACTGGTAAGGATGAGTTACATGTTAGTTTCTTTCCAAGTGAAATGGAAAAAGAAAAAGATATATATACAGAGTTTGTAAGTATTGATTATGAAAGTGAAGATCCTAAGAGAACTTTATACTTACATAAATACAATCCACATTGGAAAGCAGAGTATGAATTAATCACAAGCAACTCTGGATTTCAAAGACATTTAATTCCAGTAGGTGAATTAAAAGTTGTAAGTGATGTAACTAATAGGTTGGGTGGTATGAAAGTATCAGACCCAGTAAAGGTCCAAACTATATTTGATTTACCTAATCCTGATGACAAGGTTGAGAACCCTGTTGCAGAAGCTTTAAAAGAGTTAAATGAAACACTCAAAACAATTAGAAATATTATGCAAAAATTAAGTAACTAACTATGGCACAAAGTATATTAGTAATAGCAGATTCAGGTACAGGAAAGTCTACCTCAATCAGAACATTAGACCCTAAAGAGACTTTCATTATAAATATTGCAAATAAACCTTTACCTTTTAAAGGCTATAAGAGTAAGTATACTCAGATTAGTAAAGAAAACCCAAAAGGTAATTTAACATCAGCAGCATCAGCTCCTGGTATTATTAAGGCAATGAAGCATGTTAATGATAAAATGACAGACATCAAAACTATTGTTGTAGATGACTGGCAGTATATGAGTTCTTTTGAATACTTTGATAGAGCTAATGAGAAAGGTTATGATAAGTTTACTCAGATTGCAGCAAACTTAGCAATGGTTGCTAAGCTACCTAAAGATTTGAGAGATGATCTAACTGTTATCTTTTTAACTCACTCAGAAGATTCAACTGATATAAATGGAAATAGGAAAATAAAAGCAAAGACTATTGGTAAAATGATTGACAATACTCTTACTTTAGAAGGCCTGTTCTCTATAGTCTTATTTGGTAAAGTAAATAAAAATGATGATGGTGAACTCACTTATGGTTTTGAAACACAAAACTCAGGAGAGAACACATGTAAATCACCTATGGGTATGTTTGAGGATAAGTTTATCCCTAATGACCTAAAATTTGTAAAAGATTGTATTGAAGAATATAATCAATAATTAATAATTAATAAAAAAAAGTAAATTATGTTAAGTACTAAAGACATGTCTGCCGGATCAGGTGGAACTAAACCAGTAATTGGAACAGGTAATCACAAAGTGAAAATCAACTCAATTACATTTGATCAAACACCATATGATGCAGATGCATATAATATTACCCTGCATATAGAAGGTGAACCTGTAACAGGAGAGTTTAATGGTTTCTTAAAAGATATGAATAATCCTAATGGTCCACGTTATGAAGGTCAAGTAGGTAGAGTGAGATTCTCTCCATATCCATTTAAAGATGCTACATTAAATAATGGTAATGAGATCAGCCGTGATACTGAGGTATTGAAAGCAATGGTCTTCTTATCAGAAGTAGTAGGTAAAAGAACTGAGCTAGATGCTATTGAAGCAAATACAATTGAAGACTTTATGGTAAAAGCTGCAACTGTATGTTCAGAAACAGGTTGGATTAATGCATGCTTAGGTGCACGTGAGTGGGAAAACAAAGAAGGTTATGTAAATAATGATTTGTTCTTACCTAAGAGAAGCAGAAACGGAGTGCCATTGGAAGCTTTGGATACTGAAGGTTCTAGCTTGTTAACATTTGACAAAAATGATACTAACCACTTTAGACCTATGGTCCAAAAAGCTCCTACTGTAGCTACTAGCTTTGAGCCAGCAGTAACTAGTGGAGATGACTTTGATTTATAGTTAGTAATTTGAAAAGAGTGGGCTCAGTATAATGCTGGGCCCATTTCTTTTTATTATTTTTGGAATATGTTTAATACTAAAAACTTTGTACTAGAAGGATCTGATATACCAAGTACGTGGGTTTTCCAATACTATCTAAACTTACCTGAAAAATTAACAGGACAAGACTTAAAGATTGTATCTATCTTTAATACCAATGAGAGAACACCAAGCTTTTGCATATATGTTGATAAAACTATTATGCAATATAAGTTTAAAGATTTCTCTACTGGTAAAAGCGGCAATAAGATTGACTTAGTTAAATCAATATTTAACTTTGACTTTCCTACAGCAATGCAGAGGATGGTTAGAGATTACAACGCTTACGTGAGATCATCAGAATATATTGAACAAAAATTTGAACCTCAATCCAAATGGGAAGTAGACCTTATTAAAGATAGGGCCTGGACCGTGGAGGATAAAGATTATTGGTTATCTTTTAGAATTGGTAAAACATTACTAAGTAATTATAATGTAAAGCCTATTGAATACTATAACTTAATAAAAGAACAAGAGGGAGAAATTAAAAAATTGAGAATTGCTAGCAAACATATGTACGGATACTTTGATAAGTATGGTGAAGTATATAAAATCTATCAACCTCATAGTAAGAAGCACAAGTTTCATAAAGTTAAACCTTATTTACAAGGGTTTGACCAGCTGAAATTTGATCAACCATACTTAGTAATATGTTCATCTCTTAAAGATGCTATGTGTTTAAAAGGTATGGGTTATAATTTAGAAGTATTAGCACCAGACAGTGAGAATACTATGATTAAACCTCATATAATTGAGCATCTTAAGAAAAAGTATAAAAAAATAATAACTCTTTTTGATAATGATGATGCAGGCAAAGCAGCTATTAAAAAATATAGTGAGCTTTATAAACTAGATGGTATGGTATGTCCTACAGCTAAAGATATATCTGATGCTATGAAAAATTCTGGTTTTAAATTAGTGCATTTGATGATTCAACCTATATTAAAAAAGATTTTAAATAAATAAATTATGGATTATTTTGAATTAGAATGTGCAGTTGAAAGCTGGGCAGAAGAAAAAGGTATCCTTGATAAAATTCAAGGACCAGATAAAGTAGCTTCACCAATGGCTCAAGCACTGAAGACACTAGAAGAAACAACTGAGCTTATACAAGCTATCAATAGTAATGACCATGCAGAGACCATTGATGCTATAGGTGATATAATGGTCACCTTGATTATTCAGGCTAAGATGCAAAATGTATCTTTAGAATACTGTCTTGAATCAGCTTATAATG